CGCAAATTACCTAGAGAAGACTACCATGAAGCGATGGAATATTATATTGAATATTTTGATGAAGCTGGTCCTGACAAAGAAAGTCAGGTGATCGACGATTTAGGAAGTCCTAAAGAAGCTGCCAGTGAAATCATTTCAACTGTTCTAGGAAAACACTTGGCAACTCCCGGAAAAACTCCAAAAAATCAGGCAACAATCATTGGATTAACCCTTTTGTCCCTCTTTGCTGCTCCGATTGCTTTACCAGTATTGCTGGCATTGATTCTCTTTATTATTGCCTGCCTAATGCTCGGGCTCACAGCTATTTTTGCCGCCTACGTTTTTGGGCTTGCAGGCATTCTTATCGCAGGAGTGACCCTGTTTGAAAGCTTAACCTTGCTTGGCTCATCTATTCCTGCACAAGCTATGGGAATCGGCAGCGCCTTGTTGAGCTTTGGTGGTGGTATTCTTATTTGGATTATTGCTACAGCAATCCTTCGTTTTTCAGGACGGGCTTTTGTTGCCTTTATTAAGTGGATTAGTAATAAGAAAGGAGCCCAAGCATGAAAAATATCTCACGCAAATGCTTTATGACCAGTGTGGTATGTATTATTCTAGGAGCCATTCTTCTAGGGGCTGGCTATGCAACTGGAGGACTTCAGAACATTAAACACCAAACAGCTCCCAAAAAGGTCATCAAAACATTTGACCAAATAACTGCTCTTGACATTGACAGCAATTTTTCAACTATTACAGTAGAGACAGGACCTGTTCAAAAGCCAACAGTGACCTATTACACACATCCTAAATTTATTGACCCTATCGTTGCAACAGTAACAGGTAAGACCCTATCTCTTTCGCAAAAACCTAAAGACCTTGTCATCACTGGTGGAATTGAAATTTTAGGTTTTACTCTCAATAATAATCGTCGAGAGAAGAACTACCGTTCTATTATCATTACTGTTCCTGAAAAGACCAGCCTCGACGAAATTAAGGGGAGTAATGTCCCACATACCACTCTGTCAAATCTAACCGTCCAAAAGATGCAATTCAATGGAAATCTTACCCTTTTACATACCAAAGTCAAGAAAGCTACTATCACTGGTATGTTGGATGCCACTAAAAGCCAGTTAACAAATCTCGAGTTAAAAGCTGACTATTCTTTTTCAAACCTGACTGATTCTAGTGTGGAAAATGGGACCATCAGCTTAGGAAATGGACAACTAACTACTAAAGATACCACTCTAAAAGCTGTCAATATTCAATCGCTACACCCTGGTGGTATAAAAGCCGAGAGAACAACCCTTGAAGATGTGACCTTCACTGTTTCTAAAAGCAAAGAAGAAGAGGAGGAGAACGACTCCTATGACAACAGTGCTATCTTCACCGCTCATGCCCTTACCCTTAAAGGTACTAATACTGTTACTGGGGGTGATATTGATGTTGACATAACCTTGACAGAAGCAAAGGCAATCGCCTACAAAGCAAGGACAGAAAATGGTAAAGTCTCCCTTGGCTCACAGCTGACACCAGCTAAGATTTATAAGGAATCATCTTCAGATGTTATTGCTTATGTTGCTGAGAATAAAGCGGCTACAGGAAACTTAGTGGTTGACCTCAATAAAGGAGATATTACTATTAAATAACCTTAGCAAGGCAATTAAAAAACTTGACAGAAATTGTCAAGCTACAGATTGAAGAAAAAGTCCAGTTAGGACAATGTTTCTTCAATCTTTTTTTGCTCCTCTAAAAAAGAAAAACTCCTGAAACATGACAACATAAGTGTTTCAAGAGTTGGTTGAAGTCATGATCATTAAATCATTTTCATCGACATCTTCTTAAAAATAGAGTTTGTCTACGTTCTTAAGCTTGACAGAAATTGTCAAGCTATTGTCAAAATAAGACAAAAAAACAGCAGCTAGCGTAACTGCCTTAGATGCTGTTTTTTGAGGTTATTTTATTTAGACTGTTTTCTTGGGACGATAAATGAGCAGTGCTAACACCATAAATGCCAGTAAGAAACCAGTTAAGACTTTCACTTCTACTCCAATATTACCTGCTAATGAAATGGTTTCTCGTAAACCAGATACCACGTAAGTCATTGGTAAGAATGGATGTAACCTTTGGAAAAATGCTCCGCTTAACTCAATTGGATAAGAGCCACCCGAAGAGCCAACCTGAAGCAATAACATGACCAAAGAAGCAAAGGAGCCATATCGATCATCCCAGCCGACCAAAGCTGTGACAAGAGCCATAAGCGTCCAACCACTTAACATAATAAATCCTAAGGTTTCCATACCATAACGAGCCTCAAACCCTAATAAATGAATGGCTAAATAAAGAATAATAGAGCCCAGGGTTGAAATAAAGCCATTAATAACAAATTTTTGTTTAGCCCAATCCCATTTACCTTTAACCGGGCGACCAGATAAAGAGTTAGCAAAAATAACATTGGTTGAAAGCGCCACAACCATTAAAGAAACAGCAATCATATAAGGTGCCATCCCTATCCCATTCGTCTTAACATCATCTTTATCTTTCTCATTTAATACGACAGGTTTTGCAACGGCTTGAGCATTTTTACCAGTCACAGAAACAAGTGATAACTGCTGTGATGCTTTGGCTAAGGAAGCATTTAAGGTTGACAAGCCTGTTGACAATTCTGTCAATCCACTCGTTAATTGATGACCACCTTGGCTCAATTGGGAACTGCCATCAGCTAGTTTAGTAGCACCTTCTAATAATTGATGACTACCATCTAGTAATTCTCCAGACTTGGCTGATAAGGCACTGGCACCTTCTGAGAGTTTTGTCACTCCTGAACTAATGCCAATGTTATGACCATCTAATTGGGTTAATCCTGCTGTTAATTGGCCACTACCAGGTAATACCTGTTGTTTTAAGCTATCATTTACCTTTGCTAAACCTGTTGATAATTCAGTTAAGGCAGAACTTGCTCCCGGCAAAGCTTGATTGGATTGATTAGCAATCTGTGCAATAGCTTCCTTAAACTGGTCTAGCTGCCCCCCTTGAGAGAGAGACTGTAAACTTGTTGACAAGGTTTGAACAGACCTTAAAATCGTTTGAGCAGCAGACACCGTTTCACCTTTATCAGTTTGGCTAAGAGCAGCAGTTAATTCCCCTTGTTGTTCAGCAGTTAATGACTGATAAGCACTAGTAGCTTGTAGGGCTGCTAGTTGTTCTTTGTGAGTGGCAGCTTCTTTAGCAAGTAACTGTTGCGCAGCTTGAGCAATGGCATCCAAGTTGCTCCCTAACTCATCGATATTAAGTTTTGGTGCCTGCATCGTTGAGAGGCCTGCATTTAATTGCTGGATACCTTGATTTAAAACCGGTAATCCTACCACCAAAGATTGGATTCCTTTAGCTTTATCATCAGAAATCGTTGTCGCTTGTGTCAACTGTACCAGACCGTGGTTAAGTTGAGAAGCTCCTTGTGATAACCGAGAAACCCCATTCAGGTAAACTGGCATATCGGTTGACAGTTGCCCTAGACCATCCTTTACTTGACTGACACCAGCTGTATAGGCCGTTAAACCTGACATTAAACGATTAGTTCCTTGCTGAAATTGCTGACTAGCACCAGATAAACCTGCTAAGTTATCTGAGAGCCTTTGACTACCCATTTGGGCTGTCTTAGCTCCTGAAACCAGTGCTTGACTGCCTATTGAGGCTTCTTTTAATCCTGATTGAAGTTCTGTCATTCTTCCAAAAACAGCTGCTGTATAGGTTTTGGTGATGTTTTGGGAAACAGACTCTTTCAGCTTAGCCATGGCTGTCTCGCTCATCTTTGATGCCACCATCCCATGCCCCTTACTAGTTTGGTAACGAATCGTTAATTTTTCAGGGTTGGGGTTTAATAGAGTTGCCGCCCTCTGAGAAAGATTTTCAGGCAAGGTAATCACCATATAATAATCACCTTCTTTAAGCCCCTTTTGAGCTCGGTTAGCTGAAACAAAATGATACCCTAGATCCTTATTTTTAGACATCTTGTCCACCATATCGTCTCCAATTGTCAATGACCTATCAGCCATCTTGGCAGGCTTATCATAATTGACAACCGCAATAGGAAGATCTTCTACATGACCATAGGGATCCCACATTGAGCCTAGAAAGGACAAATTATATAAGGCGGGCACTAGGGCCACACCAATCATTGTAATGATTAATTTTGGATTTTTAATAAGTGTTTTAAGTTCTTCTAACATTTTTTCTCCCGAAATGGACATACTGTTCAAAAATTATGATAAAATATATTATACAAGTAAAATCAAAATTTACAAGATAAAAGGTTTCATTTTTGGACATTATGTCTAAAAGTGTTCAAAAGGAGAATCAGCTAATGGTCAATCGAAAAGAAAACACAAGGCAAGCTATCTTAAAAGCAATGGTTATCTTACTAAAAACAGAGAGCTTTGATGACATCACTACAATTAAACTCGCCAAAATGGCTGGTATTAGCCGGTCGAGTTTTTATACCCACTACAAAGACAAATATGAAATGATTGACTATTACCAGCAGACCTTTTTTCATAAACTAGAGTACATTTTTGAAAAAGAATACCAGAATAAAGAGCAAGCCTTTCTTGAAGTTTTTGAATTTCTCCAAAGAGAACAACTTCTCTCTTCTCTCTTCTCTGCTAATGGTACCAAAGAGATTCAAACCTTTATCATCAATAAAGTTCGCCTACTCATCAATACTGATTTACAGGACAAGTTCCGCACCGAAGAGTTGTCTCAAACAGAAAAAGAGTACCGAAGCATCTACCTAGCCCATGCTTTTTTTGGCGTCTGCCAAAGTTGGATTGCTAAGGGTAAGAAAGAATCGCCACAAGAAATGGCACGCTTTGTCCTCAAAATGCTCACAAATTCCTAAAAAATAGGATAATTACATATTACTTCCCCTGAGACCTTTGCACTATCAACTTGGCTGACGTGACGGTTTTCGTTTTCCAATCTATCACCCTGACTTGAATCCATATCTAACCGAATTCCATGACACCCAACCCATTTAGAGGACATTAAAAATTATTTCATTCTTTGAAACAGCCATAAAATCAATCTAACTAAAATTCAAGGTTAGCAAAAAGGGGAGCAAACCCAGAAATCAAGGTTTTAAGACAAAGCAAAAAGCCCACTGTTGTAGACTTTCTGTAAGATAACTCTTAAAATTAAAGCATTTTGTTATACTACTCATATTTAGTAGTGTAAAGTAGCTGTAAACCAAGTGAGTTATCACTCTTATTTCTCTAAAAACAGTGTAAACTAGATACACTATCAGAAATCTAAAGGGTAACTAAAAAGGAATTAAAATAATGAGTTCAGTAAGCAAGAAATAGCGTGGTCATTAGCTGCGCTTTTTATTATACCTCGTACCATGTCTTGTATTTGCTAGCGCTTGTATATCTCTTTCCTGTGTCCAACTTCCAAAGCAAGGATAATCATTTCATTATCCACAATGTCACAAATCACCCGATAATTACCAACACGATAGCGCCAAAGTCCTTTATATTGACCTGTGAGGGCTTTTCCAAATTGTCTAGGATTATTTAACCCGTCAAGTCGTTTCTTCATGTCTTTGGCTAACATAAGCCCTACATGTTTATCCATCTTTTTGAGTTGCTTCTTGACTTCATCACTCACCACTAGCTTATAAGTCATTTTCCAACTCCTCAATTAAATCATCGATAGAATAAGTTATGGGATTTTCTTCAAAGCGTTTTAAAGCTTGAATACCTGTTTCATAGTCCAATTGATCTTCAATTTGTTGTGCTAGTGCTGTCTTGAATAATTCAGATAATGTTTTGCCTGTGTGTGTAGCGTAGCTTCTGAAAAGTTCTTCCTCTGCGCTGTTCAGTCTTAATGATACCATTGCCATATTCTTCCACCTCTGTTTGTTTATCTGTAATACATTGTATAACATAAGGAGGAATCAGTCAATTATTTACCCGTATTGATATACCTTGTTAAGCTCTTCTAACACTGTATTATTAACATTTATATCTATTGCTCTGTTATCATAAACGAACATTATTTTTTTAGCACACCGTCTCTGTAAAATTCCACAAATTCAAGTAAAGCACGTCTCTTAGTCTCATAATACCAGCTTTTACTTCTGTTAAGTTCTGCTATGATGTCTTGTTGAGGTTTTTTCTCACCGATCAAGTAACACTCAATCAGTATCTTTCTATACTCTATCTTAGATAGTTGATTAATGGCATGCTTAATAGCATCTAGCTCCTCTAGGGCGCATTTTCGGCTTATTTCAAGGTGTTTACGTCTAAAGGAATAATATTCTATATCAAACTGGTAACACTCGTTATAGGTTAAATTAAGGCTATTAGCGATACGTTGCCATCTATGAAACTCTTTTAGTTTACGAATAGCGTTCTTATGGTTCATCTAATACCTCTAAAGCTTCTCTATGTAATTTAAAAACGGTATTCCTTGAATAACCTAGTTTATCAGGTATCTCATCCCATGATAAGTCATCCACGTATCTAGCTTTGATAACGGCAATCTGTCTCTCATCTTGCAATGTGGCAATCATGGCTAGTCTCTTATCACGTTCCTTAGCTAAATATAAAAGTTGTTTAGCTGTACCTTTTTCGATGCCATTTAGTAACTCAGGATTACGAAAAGCATTCATTAGCTTGATGTCCTTGTCTCGTTGTTCCTCAAATAAGGTCATTAAAGCAAAAAGTGGTTTCAATTCTTTAAGTTGTTCTTTGGCGTTCATGAAAGCCCCCAGTGTGGTATAATTGTGTTAACAGATATAATCATGAAGGCGTTCCGTGTGGACGTCTTTTTGTTTTAGTCATTCTTGATAGCGGAAGAACGGCTCTAAAATCGTTTCTAAGCGCTTTTCAGAGCTTATAATAAATCATCAACTTAGCAGACAGAAGCGCTAAAACCATGCTTTATTTTAGTCTGATGGGGAATAGATGACGAAAAAGGGAGACAGTCAAAAAACTATCTCCTTATGACGACCTTGTGGCGATGCTGTCACCATTTAACTATTCTATATTTAGATCTTCAAATGGGTCAAAATCTCCAAGGTCTGCCATTATTTTATCTCTCAATGCCTTGTTGTCCTTAAATTCAAGGAACGTTGGTAAATCAATTGTATCATCTACTTTAAGAGCATAATGCAAAGCCCTAAACCAGTCCAGCATTATATCTTCAATACTATCTTTACTCGCTTCATCGAGCTTATTCTTGATGATTTCGAGCCTTCTATAAGTATTTATTTTTTTTAACATGTTCAACCTCTTCGGGGAAAATATCCCAAAAAATGATGTAACCACTTGGAATAGTGCTTAAAAAGTTTTCTGCTTCTTCTTCGCTTTCAAATTCTGCTATAAGTCTAGTCTCAATGAATTTAGGGACATGATCTTGTTTTTTAATCTGATACTTGCCATCTGCGTATTCTACAAAGACAATACCAGAAGCGTTATCTAAACTATGTAGTCGCCTTAACTTATCAACTCGCTTTTTTAAGTTACTGTTCATCTTCAAATCTCGCTTCTAGTTCCTCAACCATTTCAACAATATCATCTAGTTCATGCGCTTTATAAGCAGTGCTTAAGATAGTTTGGGCTGATTGTTGCCTTGCATATGGACTAATAGAGTCATCCAACATAATGTTACGTAGCACCTCAACGGCTTCAATGCTGGCACTCTGTAATAAGGATGTGGTTTGCTGCATTAACTCACTACGATAACGGCGACAAGCCTTTTTGAAAGTAATGTCTTTAAGGTATCTATGGGCAGTTCCTCTTGTGATACCTGCTCTTTCGGCTGCCTCGGTGATAGTTTTACTGGTCACCATTGCTACCATGAATTTCTCTTGTTTAGGTGTTAAACCATGTTCTATAAAAATCACCCCCCTCCTTTTTGTGTGATTTCGTCATGCTCTGAAATAGCCTTTTCTATAGCTTCTTCCAATTCTTCGACACTACGGTAACCCTCAGAATCTAAATTCTTACGTATATTATTAACCAAGCTTGTGATGATCGTACGAACCCTTGAGGGGAAATACATGTCATCAGGATACCCCCCTAACACTATAATTCTGAATAGCAAGTGTTCAAGCTCTGTAAACTGGCTTTTCTTAAGGTATATTCTTAAACATTCCAATGACATCATTGCTCTTCATCCCATTCATGATTTGCGTAGCTCTCGCCAAAGTAAATGTCATTCTTGTAATGCTTCAAAAGTTCATGAATATAAGTGCTTTCGTAAACCTCAGGCAATCGGACATCCCCAATTTTAATATAATTAACTGACTGATTTTTAACCCCTTCTAATGGGTGCTTGATGATAACTTCTCCAAATTTACGGTCAGCATTCAAATACTCCAAGACCATCAGATGGTAATGGAACTTCTCAGCAAGTTTTTTCCGCATTTCATCACTATCATTACGTGATAACATCATTTCTAAATACTGATATTCACTAGGGGTGATTGAATCGGGCGTCATTTCAGATTCTAACTTTTTCCAAGCATTTTGAGCCGATTCTACTTCAATCTTTTGAATATCAACATTAAGTTTATGCTGAGCTTCTCCAATCTCTTTAAGGGTCTTTTCAGCTTTTTTTCGCTCTGCTCGGTATAAATCCACTTTACCACGTTCTGTGTAACGGTCGTCTTGTTCTAGTTCCTTTACAAAATCATTGAATTGGTTTACTTGCTCACGAGCTTTGATTTTTAAATCATCTAATTCTTTACGGTAGCTATCAATTTTAAAATCAAACAGTGCTGTCCCATATTTCTCAATGAAAATACGCTCTTTCTCAGCTTGTATATCCTCATCAGTGATAATCACGTCATCTTTAAGGCTTGAAGCTTTTTTTCTAATAATCCATTGCGCTGTTGCGGCTTCAACTTTTTCCAAAATATCGGCGTAAGTTTTGTTAGTTTGTTTGTACATCGTGTCTTTCCTTTCTTAAATGCAAAAAGAGGTATATCCAAAAAAGCCATTAAGCTTCATGAATATACCTCCGTTCTTCGGTCAGTATAATTATTTTTGATTGTGTTTAGTAGAAAAGCTGTGGTCTACTTGATGAATATAGCCTTCCTTGCTAGATAGGGTTAGCTTACCAAAAGTAGGTATCTCTACTACTCCTATTCTACCATTTTCTTTGAAATAAATAAAGCCATCTTTCACTTCTGTCTGCATTAAATACCTCCTTTCATCCTAACTGACTATTCTCAACTGCTTGAGCAATTTTCAGCAGTCTATCGCTTTTATCAAAACAACTAACGTAAGAGACGATAACACGGTAGCCAAGTTCAACATCTTCCAACACGGACACCTCACAAGCCCATAGCGTGCCTGTGAAGTATCCTAAAATAGCTAACTTAATATCTTGTGCCGTTGGTTGAAAAAGTGTCTGATACGCCCAAAATTGATTAAATACTGCCATCTGGTTGCTCAACTTCCTTGATTAATTCATTTTCTTGAACCATGTCATCAAGTTCTTCATCCGTCATATCCTCAGGTTGGTTGTAATAATCCTTGAAGCTGTCACAGATACGCTTGAAGACCTTGCTTAACTTTCTGTCCTCGGCATATTCTAATACTAACTGATTAGCATGCCCGCCTTGATTATCATTGTGATAGGTGGCATCAATCACTGGTTGCTCATAAGTACCAGTCATATAGCCTAGAATGGCGTGACAGGCTACTTGTGCGGTGTCAAAGTCTTTAAACGTGTAGTGAAATGTGAATGTTTTTGGTGTGTCTGAAAATGTTCTCATATTATTTCTCCTTTGTGATTGCTATAATGTCTGATAAATTGATGACGGCAGAAGGACATGTTACCCAGTTTGGTTGTCGGCCAGAAAGAAGGTATTTGACCAACTCATCATAAAAGGCACTGTCTCCTTGTATGGTGATGGTGTTGCCGCCTCGTGTGTGTAATTTTAGTTTCATATCAGTTACCTGTACAAGACCAGTAAAGAAGTTGTGGTACTCATGTCTTCATAATTGCCATAAGTTGCTTCTGAAAGTTTGATATCTATTACAGATACTGATAGGGTAAATTGATTGACCCGATATTCAAAATCATCTAAAGATTCATTGTGTTTTTGATAAAATAGTTTGATTTTCATGTTTTTTCTCCTGTTTTGGCTCAAAGTGGTGGGTGTAGACACAACCCTAAATAAAGTGGTGGTGTGCTTAAAACCGCATGGTTGAGCCATTTGCCAGCACAACCACCACCTACCGCCACTTTTCTATATAGATAAGGGAGAAAAAATAAAAATAATGTAAAGAAATAACATATCTACTAAAAAAATAATTCTCTCTCCCCTATATAGTTATAGGTGGTTATGGGTGATTGTACTCTATCCCTTGATACCACTGGGTTTATACCCCCCACAACCCCTACTGTCTGGGTCATGGCGGTAGTGGTTGGTTTAGCTTTTCAAACATATCAAAGATATTAGTATTTTCTTTTTCTCCTCCTGAGAATTTGTTAAATCGTTTTATATTATCGACTTTATAGCCGGGTATTTTGCGTCCTCCAGTTGTTTGCTTGCGATAACTCTTAACCCCTATCGTCCGCATTCTTTGGCCGGCTTGGTTGTTATTTTTCCCGTAAGTAGAGTTATACAGCTCTCTAACATAAGAGTCACGCTCTACAAAGTCTTTTTCAGAAAGATGGTTAATCAGGTAAACTTGAAAATCATCTAAATCATCATCGTTCACCACTTCGACCGCTCTCCAATCAAATTTCATGTCATTTTTTCGGAAGTAATCAAGTGATACAAGTAAAAAACCTATCACTCCTTCAATTTTAGGGCTTTTATCCATTTCAGTGAAGGTTTGCCAATATTCTTCAAAGGCCTTTTCACGTTCTAAATCAGTTTCCCCTTCTGGTCTATTCTGGTATTGGATCAAAACCGCCCTACCATTCATTTCATCCGACAGCGCAACAGTGCGGTTTGTGTCAATACACAGAACACTTGTTAAATTAACTGTTCCTAAATTGCCACCGATACTTCTAGCCATATGGGTCTTCTCAGTAGCAATAATTTTAAGCACACGCTCCATTTTATCGCCTACAATATCCCCTTGTTCTGTTGCTAGAGCCATTTCTCCACCAGCAAAAGCACCCCAAGCATTGCTAGCTTCAAAGCCACCTTTAATCAATAAGTCTAACTCAACATCGATTTTATTAAAGATACCGCTAAGCCCAATATGTCTTAAGCCTTTACCAGTTCTCACACCAGATTTAGAGATAAAGAAATTTTGTTTCGATTTCAGTCCACAAGCGACCTGTGCGATATAATAGGCTTGTAACGTTGCATTGTGCAAGCTATCATGGTCTGCGATAACATAATCTAAAAACTTGCCAACTTTTTTCTTACTACCGATTGCTGTGTGATAATCAACATCATAAAACTTAAAGAAAGAACTATCGGAACTGGGATTTGTTCGGTATAACCGATGTTCCTTAAGATCAATAATGAAATCTCTCCCAGAAATCTTATAAGCTTCAAGTTGTTTCGCAGGTCTAATATTCAAGGTTTGGTGGATTCCTTCCAGAATCTCTAAAATGAACGGGTTATCCTTTTTGAAGCCGTATAACGATTGAATAGTGAAATCATCTAACACTTGCGCTTGACGATTGTTAACATCGTATAATTTGTTATTAAAAAAAGTAAATCGTCCAAGTAGATAATCAACCACTAACTTAGCAAAAGGTGGGAATTGATGGTCAAAGGAAACCACGAGATACTTTTGGCTATCTCTTCCCTTTCCTTTAGATTTTGTTTTAACGTTTCCTGAAATAAACTTATGAGTTCTACCTTTACTCTCACTTAAGTACATGACTTCTTGATTTGAAACAGCATAGGTTTCCCCATTATGGTGTATATTGCTTAAGGTATCCAACTCAATCACCTTAGATAGTTGGCGTTTATAGTCTGCTTTCATTTTAGATTGCCCAAAAATTGATTCAGTCCATTCCATAGATACTATTTTGTCAATGTTTTCTTTAATGCTCATGGGTTCCTTTCTTTGTTTGGTAAAGTTTAGCCTGTAATAGGACAAATTCTTTTGATAGCTTTATATTCTTGGTAAGATTACTAAAAATCTGTATTACAGTCTCCTGATCATAACCATGAACGAATAATAATTTAGTGAAATACTGCATATCATATCGTGATCTAATACCATAACCTAATAAATGTCCTATATAAGCTTTTATTTGAAGATAACAAGCCATACGGTGGTTGGCTAGATAACTTATCTCTAAATCCTCAATCATTTCTAAAAGCTCTCCAGTGGCTAAAATGGGCTTTAAATCCCTAATCAAGTGCCATCCCGCTAAATTAGGGGTATTGCTAATTCCAATTCTTATGCCTGTTGAATCAAATCCTATCAAAAAACGATCTGTGGGCTTAAAGTAAAGTAACTTAAAATAGTCTCCTTTTTGATAAGCTTTGGTGGGGTAATCTCTTAAAAAAGGGAATATTGTTAGGCAATCTTTTTTTAATGTAATTTCAAGATAATACAACCAGATACCTCCTCAGTCAACACTCAAAAAATTATAAATATCACTTTTACGGTAATACACCTTCTTACTGTTCTCGAATGGCGACTGATACGACTTTAAGCCCTCTTTTTCCCAATTTTTTAACGTGGTACCAGTAATGTCTAGTTTTTCCAGTAGATCTTGCCTTGGAATTAAATCCCAATCATCTTTGTTTTCTAGTTCAAGTTGCCAACGTTTTTCAAGGTAACAGCCCACCTTCTCTAGTAGCTCTAATTCTGCTTCTCGTGATAATAATTGCATCTGTTCCCTCCTAATTGTAATAATGGTTCTGTGATTGAATATAAGCCCCATAGTTTGCGTTCTGAGGTGGTTTAGGTACTTGGGTATCTTCTGGTAAGTCAATCTCTATTAATGGCTTAGAAAGGCTAAGAAGAAGCCCAACAAGCCCTAAAACAATGAATAAAATAAGTGTCTGTGTTGGTGTGAGGTTAAGTTCTTGCATCATGCCGATACCTCACTTAAATAAGTTTCTAGTTCCCCTGTGTCTTTCTCTGAACAAGGTAAACCGTTAACGGCTCTAAAGACAATCTCTGTGGTTTGTTGATAGCCTAAAGCGTCCCATGCTTTTTCAAAGCTGGTGGCACTTTTTCTGAATTTATTGACGTATTCTGTCATAACGTTAGCAATAATCACCCAAGCAATATGTTGGTTATATAGTCGAGTGAAATAGGCTTCTGCTTTATTTTTGCTGAGTTGGCGATTTTTGAACATTTCTAGCTGTTCAGGAGTGTATCTATCTTTTGAAAAAGGATTTGTTTCTACTCTATATTTCATTATGTCTTACCTCATTTTTTGCCTACATTTGCCAACCATTCGCCAGTATTAGCTCTATCTATCATGATGTGAGAAATCTGTTTTTCAATACTTGGATTGACGCTATTGGCTAGAGCTGATAAGACGTCTTTTAGGTCTTGACCAACCAATCTTAAACCATTGTTAAGTAATTGTGCGGTTCTAACTGATGTCATTTTATTCTCCTTACTAATTCTTATTTTCTGTGTAGTATTCTTATTGATTGCTTGTTTCTTATACTAGATTCATGCTAGTTTTAAGGGGTAGCGCCCTGCGTATGGTCAAAATAGCTTCAATATGCTATAATTTAAGACATAAAACCCCTTTAATAATAGCTTGCCTGCTTTATTAATTGAGTTTAGTTATACTAGTTAAAGGCTTGGAAGTTTGGTCGCTGTCAAAGCCTTTTTTGTTGTTCTGGGTTATTGATTAATAATTACCTTGTTCAATGTCATTCAAACGCTTTTGCTCTGCTTTGCGATCATAGATTAGCACTTTGTCATCAAGCATAAGCGATACGCCTTCCAATACGTTGAAAATTTCCTGTGTGACTGCTTCAAATTGTTCACGATCCACACTAGGTACTTTATCAGCGTAACCCTGTGCTAGTTCAGCAAAATCAACACCTTCATCAATCCATTTCTTTAACTCTTTGTAAGTTGTTGCTTTCATAGTATTTTCTCCTTTATCCACGCGCATCACTGCGCTTTTTTATTGTGTTTTGGTTATAGATAGCTTCAGATACGCTAAAATTTAAGCCGTATTTTTCTTTGACCTTGATTAGTTCAACCGTTTCATCAAGGATAGGTTCGCGGTCTCGCAACATGTTTTCTGTCATCTCGTTTTTACTAACCATCTTAGGATAACCATATAGGTCAGAAACGGCTTTGTTTGCGATAGTGTTTGCTTTGATAAGGTCTTTCTTAGTTGCATTTTGTAAGCCATCAACAAGTCTATTCATTGCCTGCTTCTGATGTTCTTTATCAAACATTCTAAATACTTGGAAGCCCTCAAGACCTATGCTTTGACGTAACTGTTTGATAGTCTCAAACACCCATTCTTGGAAAGCTTCCGCCTCAGGTTTTCGACTTTTGAATACTAATCTGTAAATATCTTTTTCATTGATAATAGAAAGCTCTTGCTCCCCACCTTTTGTAAGGGTCTTACTTTTAGTAACCCCCTTTAGAGTTGATATACCTCTTGACGGTTGTTTTAATCCCAAAGCATTTGTAATACCCTTGTCAACCGCCC